GAAACAGATGCCAATCTTTAGTTTCTTTTGTCTTAGACAAGTACATCCTATCAGAATCTTTCACCGTGATAGGGGGCCCCAGGCCGTAGAGGACGGAATATCTCCTCACTTCGTACAAGTCACCCACTAGGTAGGGCGTTACCTGGCATCGCTTCCCAAGAACGGGCAAGCTCGAGTGTGTTGGCACGCAGAACTAAGCGTCACACTCCGCACTATCGTGCGCACATATCGCCTATCGAACGAGCAAGTTCTTCCGCTCGTATGGTTCATCACCTTGGTCTTCCAATTTTCTTTCACTGGATCTCCATCGATATATTGGTCACAGAAGAGGCTTTCGCATTCTGTAGATTTTCTGGCGATACCCAGGCTCTGATGATTAAGCCTGAAGAGCAGGAACTGCAGCTACGAAGAGCTCTGCAGACGTGCCTGTATTGATGGTCTGTGAGTATGTCAGGGTGGACCCAATTACTGCATCAACGAGCGCAGTCAATTGAGACTTAGTCACACCGGAGCCACTTCCCGTGGTCTCTACTCCTGCCACACCGAATGTCGCAATCAATGAACCTCCTGCACCAGCAGTTACAGAGGGATTGACAATATCGACACCGGCAATTGCCTGGTAGTTCACCAAGAATCTACCTGGATTCAGGAAAGTCAACACATTTCCTGAAATGCTCACAATCGACGACGAGCCCGAAAGGGTCACCGGAGTCGGCAACATGCTGGAGGTGGTAGGACTCACACTCGTCACATGCTGCGAAGCAGCAGCAAGCTCACCGGCAGCTGGGTTCGCAGGTACGGAAAGCTCCACATCGTACTCAACCCAGAGTTTGCCCCAGTTCACTGCTGTTCCATCAGTTGTACAGATGAACAGCTGCCCCGCATCATAGGTCTTGATGTCAAGGTTAGCAGCTAGTGCTCCCGACCGAATGAACTTTCTCGGTCCCATTGGGAACATGGCCTGGCTCGCGAGCTGACACTCGAGATTCTTCCAGGGGGCGTCCTCGACGACGTCTTGAAAAGACGAAGCGATCTGCTCTGTAGCCGGAGCGGCATCAGCAGCATCGTAATCGGGGACAAGTTGCACGGAACCCGGCGTGGAAGAGCCGGTACGAGTATAATAGCAGAATTTCAGCTTGTTGAAGCGATATTCTTCCCACGCTTGGGCTTGGGACGACAACCAAGGAAAGGTTGCGGCTAATCCAGGGTTAAGGGCCAGTGTCTGAGACACCGCGAAAGACGCTGATCCAGTGATCGAAGCGACTAACTCCCTATGGATTATTCTCGTCGAGTTTCGGCCGCCAGAGATCTGAGGCGCCATGGAACTCGTTCCAGTAGCAATCGCACTGGGAGCAGCGGCAGTCCGCATTACTCCCTTGTTCTGTGCACGTGCTGCAGCACGACGCTGATTCCGATTAGAACTCGGCTCAGGAGCAGGCATGTTCACCTTTGCTCGCTGGCCATTCGGCTTAGCGTTTCGCTGTCTAGCAGCTCCGTTCTTCGGAGGCTTATAGTTGTTCGAATTCATTACTCTCGTGTATTGGATCCGCCCGAGAGGGAGCGGACTGTACATCCTAGAGAACAGCAGGTACTCAACTGGCTGTGATATCAGAGGTGGTCATGCTATGGACTTAAGGCTTTCGGCCTGCCATGCTCCCTTCAACTTGAATCATAACACAGAGCTTCCCACATCTGCCGATCCGTGCAGTCTCTCGACATTTAGTCAACAGCCACGAGGCTGTCAGCACTTAGTACGGAAATATTAAGACAAACCATACGCGACAAGATCTTCGTATACAGTTGATCACCGTTTTGGACCGTCTACACTCTAGAACCCAATGAACAGTTTAACGACTTGTTCAGGTCCTGGAATTCGGCAACAGATCATCAGAGCAGCCCCTTCTTCCTCAGAAGGACAGTATCGGCTCCTCCACAAAGGGGAAGAAGCCACACACTAGCTCGCTCACACGCAACTTGAGTTTATGTGCTCCACAAGTCAACTCAGGAAGCAGCCCACAACGGGGGGCATCCTTCTCAATCGCAAAAGCCTTTGCGAAAGGAACAGATCGTTCCTCTATGACGTTAAGATCATAGCCTCCGATAGGTCGTTGAAGGCTAACACGTACATGAGAAGGAAGAGACAACAGTCGCAACAGCGCAAGACGCCGTTGGCTTCCGTTCACTTTGAATCGGAATTCCGGGGGGGGGTCAACACCCATTCCTCCGACGGACTGAGGTAAGAAGAGATTACGCGTGAATACACCGCGCTTCCAGAAAACCTGGCACTCCTTCTGTATTGTCTCTTTGTGAACAATGAGCATGTGCTCTAAAACTGCCTTCTGCTTCCCTGGAAGCGAACCGGCGAGCACTGTTCCAATGTTCGGCACGATCGATGGCGTGTGATCATCACCATCGGACTTTCCCATCACCTTATGTTGACCGAAGAACAGGCCAGTATTAAGGTAGTTAATCTGCCACGGCGTACAGTCCTTCTTCAGGCTGTAGAGGACGCTCGTACTGTTGACGTTAAGATACTCGTCATGCAGATAGGCCTTACCAACACTCATGTTGAGGCCGACAGATTTCCCGATATCGATATGATTTTCCCATAACTCCTCAGGGCCAGCATAAACCATATCGTCGCCATTAATAAGAACATGGCGAAGTCTCTCCTCATCGGTCCAACCGCGTTGCTCCATTCTCATGTTGAGCAAATAGACGCCAAGGTTGGCTAGGCAGAGCACTGGGAAGGAAAGTATAGATCCCATCAGTTGACCTGAACTCATTGTACCCCGGTACACGATCGGATGTCCACTTACCCAGGGACACTCGTGATCTTTTGAATCCGGATAGTACAGGTCGTGAGGACCCAGCACCTGCAACGCAAGAGCTTGCTGATCAGCTGAAAGACCGCTGATTATGTGCCGGAAGATTCTGCCGGAAAACAACCACGAAAGACCGTCGGTTGCAGCAGAATAGTCAATGGAAAACCATTTCCAATGACTCTTTGCCTTCTCCTTTAGATCAATGAGATTAGTAGGGCATAAAGGAGCCCCGATCAGACGGAAACAGTCTAGATCTCTCATATAGGAGTGCATCGCCTTTTGGATTGGGCGAGCAAGGTAATATGGCAAAGCCTCACCTTTACTGATGATGCGAACCTTCATCGGTTCAAGAATCGCTTGGATCGTACAGCGCAGACGTCTGGAATTGTCTGCCTGAGGATTTCGAACCAAGGATTTCCACTGGTCCGTGCCAAAAGGCGCACGGGTTTCACGTACGATAGAGCCAATGGAGCCATCGACGTAAACGCGCTCGTAGTAACTCATTCTGACAAGATCGTCAGAGAGCAAATCAGCCTTTAAGCGGGCTCGATTTCTGAGTTCGGCATGCTGTCCGCCAGAAGATCGCTTTTCTTCAAAGCAGGCGGAAAGAGAAGTTCGACACTCCTCTACACGGGTTGAGGAAACTCCCTGTGTTACAGCATCTCTCACACGATTCAGGACCTTCATAAAGGTTCCGTCCGAGAAAATCGTCTCGATCACATGAAGGTTCCCCTGATCTGGGGAGGTCAATGCCTTCAGGTGAGAATCATAGGATTTTTCAATAATATCCTGAGAGGCAGGAAGCGTACAACGCTTACACTGCAGCCACGAGTACCAGAGGTGGGTGTTCCTGCGACAGAAAGAAACAAGTCGCTGGCGCATCCATGCTCGCAGTCCGCCTGATGGAGAAAACTCTACATCAGGGGAAGGAGGAAGATCGTTACGAAGATACTTCGAGAGAGGGTAGGCAAGCGTCCATTTGGCACGTTTCAACCAGACCGTCTCATCAGGTGAAGTATCTAAGTAGCGGCCAAGCTGGTTCTCCAGCTGACCGCGGATCTCGGAACTGGCTCCATGATGAGCTAAGACAAGTTCCAGACCACGATAAAGGGCTTTCGTCAAGGGTGCCGGCTCAAAAGAGCAGCCGGTCTTTTCCAAAACACCACCCGCCGACGACAAGCGAGCAGTGTGGAAGCCACCCGGCTTCCCGCTGTTACCAACAGCATGCTTAGATCTCCTATCAAAAGAGACGGATTTCTTAGCAGTATGGGGCATGTTGATGCCTTGATCACTTTTCTTGCCTAAAGCAAGAGGGTGG